CATTAGAGGTTTGCGAGTTGACCGTAAGTTGATAAGCCTTGAGTAGCTACATTCAGTAAGGTACTACCAAGAGAAGGGATCTGGTTATATGCCTGATTAATATTACTCTGTAGCTGATTACGTCTATCATCTCTCTGTGCTGTCAATCCTTGTACATTTCTTGTATATTGTCTGCTTGCTGATTCAAGTGCCTGGTTTATAGATTCTCTAAAGTTTGCTGTCTGTCGTTCCTGATCCTGTAATAACAGATCAACAGTAAGACCTGCTCTACCTGATGCCTTTATAGCTCCTTTTGCCTGCAATCCTCTGATAGTTGCTGCTTGTTTTTCCTGTGCCTTTGATGCTCTTGATTCTCTTAACTGTGCTGCCAACGCTTCCTGCTGTGCTGCAAAAGCCTGTTCTGCTGATCTGTTTGCTATCACCGATGCTCTGTAAGTTTGATTAGCTGCTGCCTGTGCTGCTG